AACGGTGATTTCGGAGACATTAACCACTTTGAATTTGTATTTAATAGTCGGAGTTGTTCCGATGATGATTTTGGTCATTGGTCACCTCCCGTATATCTTCCACCGCCTACCACTCCTTTGATGATTTTGGATGTGTTCATAAACACCCCCTTCTTAGTTTGCCACATCGTTGATGTACGTGTTCAACGTGTGTGTCACAACCACACTGACCGTTGCCGCTACAGGTTGTAATGATGTATCAAGCAGTTTGCCTTTCCATGCCGTTCCGTCCTTGTACGGCAGGATGATGTAGCCGCTTGTATGCATTGAAAGCACTTCAGAACTGTTAAAACTGGAATCCAGAGATATAACTCCGTTTACATCCGATGTCGCTGAAACGGTCCTTGTGCGGATTTCAGAAAATATCGCCCATGCACCATACTCAACAGGACTTGCTCCAAGATTAATTCGCCTTGTATAGACTTTGGCATATCCCGTGTAGTACACCTGATACAGCACATTGTCGTTGTTGCTTTTAAAAATAAAGAGCGTTCCTGCGGATTTGGTGGGAATGTTGCTAATGTTGTTCGCAACGGATGCCGATGCTACACGATATTTCCCTACGCTTGTATAGCTGTTGAAGTCTGAACCAGTCGGGATGGCTAATCCGATATTCCATATCTCATTAGTATCAAGCTTGATCCAATCACTCCACGTTACGGGTTCTACTCCGTTAGTCCACTTCAAAAAGACGGCACTGCTCGAATACGGTTGCCAGTATACTCTCGCAACTTTGGAATTTCTTTTCCGAAGGACTTTTGCAAATCCATTGGTGGATGCTTCTGACGGGACATTGTCAGCATGGATGATGTAATAATCACCTGCGTCAAGAGTAGTTGGGTCTGTTTCCTCTTCTGTCGTGGAAATTCCGATATAAGTAAGAATCTGCTTGACGAGCCTCTGCTTTTCGATTCCTATCTGTGCGATTGCTTCCTGCGTTGCAGAGTTCTCAAATTTGTGCGCCACGTTCCAAGTAACATTGATGTTCCTGTCTTCCGTACCGTTCCCGTCAACATTGCGATTAATCTTGTTACATTGAATGACCATTGATGTAGAACCGCCGCCGTCCATGTTCCAACCATCGACCGCCCCAAGATCAATCATTAATCCTGCAAGTTCTGACGGTGTAAGACCCTCATCGATGGCATCTCTACCATCGCAAGCTAAAAAGCAGATGTCCCCATTGGATTTTGTAAACATAGCCATACGAGGATGCGCTTTGAGGTTAGAAGCAGGGAGTCCAATATTGGATACATCCACTGCCGACCTGTTTCTAACAAGTCTGTAATATGCCGCCGCCGCATTTATGATCCCGTCACTTATCATCGTCGCAGGAGTTGTGGTTATCGGGTATTCATGCGGAACTCTGTCAGAATCGAACCCGACATAAACAACGAAAGGATAATTTGATGCGATTCCATCAAATGTGCTTTCCCTTACTACTTCGCCGTTAGATATGACCGCAGGCTTACCAGCCACAAGGTCGAGGGATGTATTAGTGGTCAGAGTTGTAAGATTTTTCCCTGCGTATCCCAACGGAGATACATCAGTATCATACCCTGCATAGATGTCAATCTGATTCCCTTCGGTATCGTGCTTCGGCACAGTGGCGACATAATAAGCCGTATCGTTTCCGTTTCCGTTAATGTATGTCCCTGTCGTAACAGTAACCTCATCATAGAATCCAGTGTTGTCGAACAACTCTAATACTCCGTCAGCAAGAGTTGGCTTTGATACTGCCTTATCTGCGAGCTTGTCAGTGGTCACTGCTCCGTCCTGTATGGTCGTAGTGGCTTCGGGATGGGCATCAAGCCAGTTCTGCACAGACTCATCAACATCAGCGGTGAAGATTCCCTCATACTCCGATAAATCTTCCTTTATCTGACTTACATCCGCTTCCAGGCTCGCTATGTCTGCGGTGTTTGTCTCGATGGAAGTCGCCATCTCTTCGAGGTTGTATCCGTCGTACTCGTCCGCCCATTCGTCCGTGGATGCGTCCAAAGCCTCGCCGTTGCTGACGGCAAAAATCTGCGAGCGCAGAATCTGATTTCCAGATGTGATGACGAACTGCCCCAGAAGCGTTCCTGCCACGGCAATGGCGGGCTGATCCAGTTCGGCATACGCACCATAAACGGTGATAATGCTTTCGTCTTCCTGCCCGACCTGAATCTCTTTCGCTTCGCCCGCTACCTGCGCTCCAACCTTATCGGGACGGATAATGATCAGCTTGACGGTCGCAGTGCTACCGATGTCGTAAGTGTTGCCCTGATACGTCAGCCTCGCAAAGACATACCGTGTGTTATCATCGAGAGCGATAGATTTCATCGACGGTCGTGTTCCGTCATGGTCGTATACGTCCAGAACTATGTTTGTCTCTAACAGTTCTAAAGCCATTTTCTACCTCCCTTCTCAGCCTGCATACGTGGTTACAAGCGTGTACCTGATATAAGCGTTGCCGTTGTTTTTAATTCTCAGCAGGGCGTTTCCTGCATCAGTGACCGCTACTGCACTTGCTCCGCTCACCGCTTTGATGCTTATCTGGTTATCGCCAGATACTCCAATCAGATATAAGCCTTTCATCGTGTCAGACGGATAAGCACTATCTACGATAAGCAGATATGTTGCTACCTGCGACAACTGTTTGTAATCCGTTCCACCTGCTGCCAAGCTAAATGCGCTTGTCCTCACGATTCCTGCGGTCTTTGTCTCTACCGCAGTAATTCTACTCACCGCATTCACGATTGACGTTCTCAGCTCATTGATGGCGGCGATGACCGTTTTAGCGGCAGTCGCAAGCGTGCCTGTACCCATCTTGGTAACGACGTCATCAATCTGCGATGTGCCCGCAAGCAGGACCACGGATGTGATAGTGATTCCGCTGATATTAACCTCATACAGGGGAAATTCTACAAGCGTGTCACCGTCCGCGATCGATCCGGAGGTATATGCCGGCACAGCTGGGGAGCTTGCCGCAGGTGTTCCGGTGATGACCGCGAGCTGCATATCTTCCACGCCCGTTCCGGATGTCTTTGTGTATCTGGCGACGATGAGGTCCCTGCGGAGCATTCCCTGGGCACCGTTCTCAATCATCAGCGACTCAGTCGCGCCTCTCTCGATTGTCGCCGTGCATCCTTCCGCTACCATAATGCCGTCCGCGATCGTGATTTCATTTGCGCTCACGATCGTCGCCGCCATCTGCGATCCCACATTAACGATGTGTGTGCCTCTTCCGAATATGCCGATATTAACGTTTCTGTCCTGTTGGGACGTAATGTGCGGCTCTCCTCTATATCCCGTGATGATGTTCATTCGTAATCACCTCTCTATATGCTCTCTACCGTCACATCGTCCGAGAGCTTGTATTCTATCTTCGCGTAACCGTCTTCGAATTTGACGAGTTTCGTCGTGATCGGCGCGGACACTGTGTGTCCGGTCACATAATCACGGCTTCCCACGATGTCGCCGATCTGCACCTCTCGCTCCGATTCAATCTCTATTCGGAACTCGTTCAGATTGATCTCCTTGACGAGCTGGTCGATTCCCGACTGTATCAGGTCCTCTCTGCTCGCGCCCGCATAGTCGTATACCTCCGCAATCTCGTCCTCATCAAAAAAGGTCTGACGCTGAGAGATGTTCCCCCGCGCGTCCACGTAGAGGTGCTCGACGATTCTGTTCTTTAATTCACCCTGCCCTAAGCAAACCAGATGATTTATACCGGTGCGGTTGATGATCATCGTGTAGTCTGCATTCATATCGCTCGAATACTCGATCTCTCTGGAGTAATCCACAATCGGTGCCGCGGACACGACGACCTTTTTAAGTTCTAGATCATACTCAATCTGCATCCTGTAGCCCACGCTCTTGAGCATAGCTTTGAGGCCGTCGTAAAGAGTGCAGTAGCGAGCATATTGATAATTGACCGTGACGCCCGTGGACTCCGAGGAACCCACGAAAAGCCCAGGAAATGCTGCGCTCACTCGCGCGCCGATGATCTGATTCAGCTCGCCCGAGTCGGTGGCGTAGTCGGCGCCGGAGGCGGGCGAAATGATCTTTTTCTGCATCATCCCCCGCCATGTCAGCCCTCCTACTGCGACAGAGTTATTCTTTGTATCCGATTCCAGACGCTTGTACAGGCCACCGTACTCCGTGCCAGGAATATAGATCCTCGAATTTTCTTCGACTCGTTCCCATTCTGCCCTTGGGCTTGTGATCAGGAAGCTATTCTCCTCGTCTCCGATCTCGAAGTCATACTCATTAAAAAGCATGACTCTCACCTCGGTGCCGTCCGGGTTGGCGACAATGATGTCATTCATACGGCACCTCCTCGAATTCCGGCTCTGACTGTTCCCTGTATATCGTCATGTCCGCGCCAAAGGCGGAGTCCCAGACGATGCGAAGGTTTCCGGCCGGGATCTTCTCGAAAATCGAATCGGATTTGTTCCGGTAGTCGAAAATATTGGTCTGGGTTCCGTTCTGGTACATCATGATGGTCTTCTGCCTTGAATCGATCACGACGTAAGCGCCCGCCGGAATGGTCGTGTACAGAACGTAAGGATAGCCGTTGATCGTTATTCTGGGATTGACCGCTTCTCCGTAGATCACCATCCTGAATTCAGAGGTAAACGGCGACTCGGAGTAAACGATCTTTTCGCCGATCGCGCCGGCTGCGTAGTCGTAGTTATAGTCGAAGGTATAGTCGAGGAAATCTCCCGACACATCCCCGGCCGCATTCAGCACGACCTTTTCTTCCTTGATCCAGAATGGATACGGGCCATAAATCTGGATTTTGTTCGCTATCCACTTCCAGTAACTGATGTTGTCAACCTTAGATCCATTGATAAAGCAGTCAAGATACCAGTCGCCCCAGACGATCCTGCCCGGCTTCAGCCGCCGCAGGTCGTTCTCGAAGTCGTTGTGCAGCGCCTGGATGAGCTTCCTCAGTCCCTTCTGGTTGCGGCCAAAGATGAGCTCCGGCTCGTACTGCGCCGCATCTCTCGAAAAGCTCGATACCCGCGAGCCGTACTGCCGTTTTGCTCCTTCTGGCTTCCAGGACCAGTCGTAATAGTCGCCCACCCGCGTCAGGATGTCCTTTGTGGTCAGGTCGTAGGTATTCCCGGAAGAGGCGATGTATTTAATCTGCGTCTGCATCATAATGCACCTGCCTCTCTCAGGATCCTTCCGAATTCCCTGCTTCCGATCTGCATCTTAAGGTTGCTGTTGGCCAGCGCCGCGGACACAGCTCTGTATATGGCATTCGATAATTCGCCGTAATCCTCTTCTCTCGCTTCCGCGATCGCATCCGCAAAAGGCTTCATATTCTGCCCGGATAACGGAATGACCGCCTCGGGTCCTGCCTCGCCTACGCCGATGATCTGCGCGCCGTTGAAGATAGCGCCTTTGGCATACCAATCAACGCCGAACGATGGCATGTAACCTTTTCCTCCTACGCCGTACGGGAATTCTCCGCCATCCACTGTGAAATGCGGCAGCTTGATATTGTCCAGGATTTTTCCTACGCTGATCGGGAAAAATCCCTTGATCCCATCTATCACCTTTCCGACCGTTTCCTTCGCCGTCTGGATTGGTCCCGTAATAGCTGACTTGATACGGTTAAATGTATTCTTCACACTCGATATGACCGTGCTGATGTTTGTGATCACCTGCTTGATGATGCTTATATGCGTCTTGATCACGCTCGAGACGATTGGCCAGACGAGCTTAATAACCGCCTCGATCGCCTTCATGACCACTGATATTCTCAGGCTGATCCAGTTCCAGATCGGAACTACCACAGCCTGGATGATCGACATGACGCCCGATATGATTGCCTGAATGTCCGGCCAGACGTCCTGCACGAGCTGCTGGATCATCGGCATGACCGTTTTGAACACGTTTCCGATGCTGGTCACTGCATTCTCTACTGACGCCTTTACGCTCTCAATGATAGGAGCGAGTGCCGTCATCACCTGTTCGACGATCGGCGCGATGTAAGTATTGTAATACTCGCCTGCTACCGTCATAAATGCGCTCACATTCTCGCTCAGTGACTGGATCGCCGGGATGACGATATTCGTCAGGCCTTCAGAAGCGATGTTCACGAGCGGCTCGAATGCGTCAGCCGTCGCGATCTTGACGTTCTGCCATGCCAGGTCCATCTTCTCCGATGCAGTCAGCGTGTCATTGTATACGCTGTCGAGAGCTCCTGAAGAGTCCTCAATGGCAGCATACATGTCCTCGAATGACAGCTGTCCCTTCTGTGCAGCGTCAAACATCGCGATACCCGATTTAGCTCCGAACAGCTCGATTGCGTCTGCACTCGTCAGCGATCCGCCCTGGACTCCGGCGACGAACTCAGCGAAGCCGTCTTTCGCGCTCTTTCCTTCCTTCGCCCAGTTCTGCACGCCCTTCTTCATGCCGGCAAGGATGCCGGATGTATCCGCGCCGCTCTTCTCGAACTGCGCTAACATCGCGATTGCCTCGTCAGTGCTGAATCCCAGCTCTTTGAAGCTCGCCGCGTTCTGGTTGACGGATGTCGCCAGTTTTGCGACGTCGATACCAGACTGCTGTCCTGCTACGGTCAGCTTGTCGAGCACATCCGCGTATTCACTGGCATCTATGCCCGCATTGTTCATCATCTTTGCGACGTCCTGCACGGCTTTTGTCGCGTCCTGTCCGGTGATCTTTGCGTACTTCATGGCAGATTCAGAAGCGGACTCCAGTGCCTCTCCATTCAGGCCGAAGCGTGTATTCAGTTCTCCGACTGCTGAGCCGATGTCGCCGAAATCGCCGACCACGTTTCGCGCAACGTCTTTATAGACGTCCTTGAGCTGCTCCGCGGCGTCTCCTGTCGCTCCTGTCGCGATGATCAGGTTGTTCGTGCCCTGCTGGACTTCTTCGAAGGCTCCGAATCCCGCTTTTCCGATGCCCACAAGCGCAGCTCCGATCGCCGCAGGCGCTGCAAACTTACTGAGTATCGCGCCCAGGTTACTGTTGAACAGTCCGCCTGCCTTTTTTCCTGCTTCGCCCACTCCGTCATTGATTGGATTAACGACAGAGTTGATCACCTCATTCGATGTGCCGTCTGATTTAGGAATAATGGTCACATAAGCTCTTGCGACCTCTGTTCCGCCACCATTCGCCATTTTCATCACCCCCCATTCCACCAATCCCAGAATTCACTGATCGGGACAGCTCCTCTGCCGATTCGCTTCTTCTGTTTCGGCCTCGGGTATTCTTTCGCCTTGCGTCCCTTCTTTGTCTTTGACTGCACGAACACATCAAAGAGGTCTGCAAGGATCATGTTCGTCTTCTTTGTCGTGAACCACTCGCCGATCTCGTCCTGCGGCTCCATCTCTGCTCTGAGTGCGGAGTCTGGAGGCAAATGGTTAATAAAAGATAAGAGGGCGACCTTCCCGGCCGCCCCCATGTGCATGTATTCAGTCAATGTCCGCCCCGTCCGTGTCATGAGATCGTACTCCAACGCACGGTCGTGTTCGTCTATGATCTGGACAAGGCTCAGGATTCCCCCACGGTTGCCCCCTGCTCACGCGTGTCTTCCGACCATGCGCGCAGGATCTCCCCGGTCTGTGCGGGAGTCAGGTCGTCGACCGCGTCGCCCATAAAGCCACGCAGCCATTCAATCTGGCTCTCATAATCGCCGTTCGTGTTCTTGAACGCGATCAGCTCGCGGTTGGTCATCGACCCGGCGAGCGGGATCCTGTAGATCTTCTCGTTCCCTTCGATCTGAAATTCAAAATATTCAGTCTTGCTTACGCCGAATGTCCTCATGCAGTCACCACTCCGTCATCTGTCATGATGTAGATGCTGTTGCCGTCTGTGTCCGGATAGCAGGACAGTGTTACCTGCCAGCCTACTGCAGCATTCGATGCGAATGTGACTTCGCCGACCTCTGTGATCTGTCCGTCCGGAACCACGATGACGATACGCGCGTCGCCGTCCTTCATCAGGAACACCCACGCCTGCTCCTCAGGCAGATATGCGCCGAGAGCTGCGCTGACCTGCGCGCCATGTGTCGTGGAAGCTGCCACAGCCGTGACGTGGCCTGCGCCGAAAGCGATGCTGAGAGCGCCTTCATTCGTGGAGATCATCGTCCAGGACAGCGTACCGTCGAAGGACTCGAGGACCTTACGGACAGTGGCTCCGCTCCAGTCCTTGATCTCTGTCGTGCTCATGGAAGGAGACAGTGTCAGACCGTCCTGGGATACATACTCGTCGCCAGTAAATGCACTGTTGAGCGTTACTGCTGCTTTTGTAATATCTGTCAGAGTCGGAACCGCAGTCCCGAGCGGCGCGTGCTTAATAGCACCAGTTACCTTCTGATCCGGTGCGCCGACGCGCACATCAGTATTTTTAGGCATTGTTTACCTCCTGTGTTCTGATCGTGATCTGCGCCTTGATTGTGGCGCGACCGATGTTAGGATGTCTGGGATCCGGATTAGGATACGGAAGTGTTGAGATCTCAGCAGAATAGCATGGTGTGACGATGTTCCCGCCCTCGAGAGCCCGGATCCATCCTGTCAGCATCTGCGCTGCTTCCATCGCGGAAGCCTGGTCAGTCGCATATACGTCGAAGTCAATGCTGTTAAAGTCCATGACTCTGTCCGACGTATATCCTCCGGTCCTTACCACATGTACATGCGGAAGATCCTTCCCGAGAGTAGCCGGGATCATATGAGCCGATGCGCTGTACCCGTCTGCTGTCAGCAGATCATATAAAGCTGTCTCAATATCTACGCTTACTCTCATGAATGCACCGCCTTTGTGAGGACCTTATCCGTCGCTTCCTCAATGTTTCCTTCTGCGTCCCCGGAGACGAATCCGCCTGCCGTGAACTGGTTATTAGTTGCCGGAGTATACTGGAAATGTTCGCCGGCCTCGGCCGCCATCCGTTCCCCGGCTGCGTCTACCACAGCCTGCATTCCTTCCGACTTGAACACTTCAGCCCATCCGGCACTGACGTGCTCGATCTCTATCCTGGCTCCCATCAACCCATCCACCTCTGTAATGTACATCTCGTGCTTGAGGCGCGTCCTGTCGGCGATTTTGTGTGGAATACCTCGCCGCTCACCTCGTAGATCTTCCCGTCGTATATCACGCGGTCTCCTGTCTGGATGTCCGCGTCATAGTTCGCCCGGAGCGTCCGACCGTCATCAATGCTCTCCAGGCGGCCGTTGAAGTCCCGCGAAGTCGACCGCGCCGTCACCTGCACTCGATCTATGGTTGTTTCTGTAGCGTTATCCCAGTCTCGCATCTGGCTCCCGTTTTTGTTCTTCAGTGGAGCGCGAAGAACTGTAACGGAATCCCTAAAAAAGCTAAGCCCCATGACTGCTCACCACCTTATATGCTTCGAGTGCCGCCTTCTGCGCTACAGTAAGGCCCGCAGCGATGCTCGACGCGCTCTGTGAGTAGCTGATGCTCACTCCATCTGCGCTTTCTGAAATGACTCCTGCCGATACAGACAGGACTCCGACTGTGATCGACACCACAGCCTCTACGAGATCCGGGACCGCGTCAGCCTCATACCCCGCCATGTATTCAGCCTCAATGCTGTCCCATTTCCCGC